ACCCATGGCCCGGAAGGCTCCTCCGCCCGCAGCGCCGTCCTCAAGGGCTGCTTCCAATGGTTCTGGCGGCAGGAATGCCGTCACCCTGACCCGCGAAGAGCGCGAAATGGCTGGCATCATGGGCATGACCCCTGAAGAGTACGCCAAGAACAAGGTTGCGCTGAAAAAAGAAGGGAAATTGCAGTGATGAGTGATGAAAACATGCCGGAAATTGCTAAGAAGTCGCCCGGAAGGCCGCCAAAGGTCATGCGCGACGATCCCGTGGCGGAAACCCGTGAGGATATGCGCGCAGATCAGCGTGAGGACGATCCCCGCGCCCGCGCTGAACGCCGTGCGGCTGAAATCCGCAAGCACCTGAAGGGTGACACCAGCGATGGTGCTGACCGCTTCTGGGTTGACCCGGCTATCGTCCCTGACGGCTGGTCATACGAGTGGAAGCGCAAGACCATCTGGGGCAAGGAAGACCCGGCCCATGAGGTTGAGCTTGCGCGGCAGGGCTGGGAGACTGTACCCGCCTCGCGCCACCCGCAGATGATGCCGAAAGGCAACTGGCAGACCATTGAGCGCGATGGCATGATCCTGATGGAACGCCCGAAGGTTCTGACGGATGACGTTCACCGGGAGAACCTCAGAAAGGCCCGCCTTCAGGTCAAGGCCAAGGAGGCCCAGCTTAATCAGGCTCCTGACGGCACATTTGACCGCGATGATCCGCGCGTGAAGCCTTCAATCAAGAAGAGCTTTGAGGCGATGAAGATTGACAGCGATTAAACGACAGTTTGTGTGGGGGCGTTAAGCCCCCACATGCTTCCATGTTCTGTTAAGCTTGATGTTTTTAATTGTTGTTTGATGTACGCCGTATTCTTTTGCAATTTCTCTTTGGGTTCTTTGATCGCTGCGGATTGCGGCAACCTTTTCTGCATTAAGCTTGGCGAGGCCATGCCTCTCGCCTCTGGGATTGGGGGCTTTCATTCTCCCCTTTTGGCGCGCGTCTTTTAGGTTGTCTGCTTGCGTCCCAAGAAATAAATGCTCTGGATTGATGCAGGGTGGGTTGTCGCACTTGTGGCAAATAACCATCCCTTGGGGAATTGGCCCAACATGGGTTATATATGATAGCCTGTGGGCGCGAAACTTCCGTCCTTTGTACGCTATTTCCCCATGCCCACTTGCTTGCCTTGAGCCTGTGAAAACAATGCAGCCATTATTACCGGGCGCACTGTAATGCTCCAATCTTTCGGCGGCAGACATGGAGTGGCGAATATATGGTTTTGTCATTTTTATCTCCTTGAGGCTATAAGTTACCACCATGATTTTTGATTGTCCATTAACTTGGGCGGCGTTTGTTTTTGCATATTGTCAAGTTGCATTTTAAGGTTTATAAACACCTCATTCCTTCCCGGTGAAGGATAAACCTTTGTTTGATTGTCCTGCGGCTCGGTGCTGATTTGTGATGATCGTCCTTTAGGAGAACCGGGATGGCTAATACAAACGCTCCCTTTGGTTTCCGCCAGTATCGCGGGCTTGGCTCTGCTCCGACATACGAACAGTCCGTTCGTCTTGTTAAGTCGGACAACACCACCGCCATCTACTTTGGCGACCCCGTATCTAACCTGAACACGGGCTACATCGCCCGCGCCACGGCTGGCACGGCTCAGATCGCTGGCATCTTTGCTGGCTGCAAGTATCTCTCTACCTCACAGAAGCGCATTGTCTGGTCCAACTATTGGCCGGGTGCTGACGCCTCTGCTGACGTTGAGGCGTACCTGATTGATGACCCGAATGCTCAGTTCCTTGTTCAGGCTGGCGGCACCGCTATCGGTCTGGCGGATGTGGGTCTTTATGTCCAGTTCAACCTCGGCACGGGCAATGCCAACACGGGCATCTCTGGTGCCTTCATTGAAAGCCCCGCCGTCACCGCAACCCTTCCGTTCCGCATTGTTGGTTTTGATGTGGACCCGCCGGGTTCCAATGGCACTGACATCGCATCTGCCTACAACTATGTGATCGTCGGCTTCAACAATGTCACCAGCCGCAACAACGGCGCTGGTCCGACAGGCATCTAAGGAGTAAGGACCAATGGCTGTTAATCTTAGTGCCATCAAAGACCTTCTCTTGCCGGGACTTCGCGGCATTGAAGGCAAATACGAGCAAATCCCGTCTCAGTACGACAAGATTTTCACCAAGCACGAGAGCCGCATGGCGCTTGAGCGTACCGCTGAAATGCGTTACCTCGGCCTCGCGCAGCTTAAGACCGAAGGCGGCCAGACCGCCTTTGATAACGGCGCTGGCGAACGCTTTGTCTACAATCAGGAGCATACGGAAATTGCTCTGGGTTACGCGATCACCCGCAAGGCGATTGATGATAACCTCTACAAGACGCAGTTCCAGCCCTCCAACCTCGGCCTTGTTGAAAGCTTCAACCAGACCAAGGAAATCTACGGCGCGAACGTCATCAACACCTCCACGACCTACAATGCGTCCGTTGGCGGTGACGGTGTTGCTCTTGTAGCCACCAACCATCCGATTGATGGCGGCACGGTTGCGAACCGTCCTGCGACAGATGTGGAACTCAATGAGGCCACCCTGCTCGCTGGCATGATCGCCATCCGTACAGCCTTCAAGGATCAGGCTGGTCTGAAGGTCTTCGCGCGCGCCCGTAAGCTGCTGGTTCCCCCGCAGCTTGAGCCTGTCGCGATCCGCCTCACCAAGTCGGAACTTCGTCCGGGTACGGCTGACAACGATGTGAACGCGATCATCAGCACTTCTGGCGGTCTGCCGGAAGGCTACATGACCAACGACTACCTCACATCGGCAACCGCTTGGTTCCTTCTCACCAACATTGACGGCCTCTCCTACATGGAGCGCGTCAAGTTTGAGACGGACATGCAGGTAGATTTTGTGACTGACAACCTCCTGGTTAAAGGGTACGAGCGCTACAGCTTTGGGTATTATAACTGGCGCTCAATTTGGGGTAGTCTCCCAACCTAAGATATAGGCTGGCCTTTTATCCACAAAGGGTAGAATCAGGGCTTCCGTTTGTTGCAAAAGAGGGTATACCTTCTGGCGTAAACAAATGGAGGCCCTGATGGCTTATGTAAAACCTATTGAACTCACCTATGAGCGCGTTTCTGAGGTTCTGGATTACAACCCAGATACTGGCGCGCTAACTTGGAAGGTAGATATTTCCAAGAACGTAAAAGCCGGAACACTCGCTGGATGCTTTAAGGGCGGGCGCGCAAGCGTAAAAACTGGCAAGCACACACGTTATCTATATGTCAGGCTTGATGACCATGAGTTCCCTGCGGCTCGCGTGGCATGGCTATTGACCTATAAGCAGTGGCCTGACTTTAATGTTCTTTTTGATGACGGTAATACTGAGAACCTGAAGATTTCCAATTTGAAAGAAGGGAAGTTCAGGCCCGTAAAAGTCATCACAGAAGGCAGGCGCACTTACAAAATGACGCCTGAAGCGCAGCGCCACTATGGCCTCAAGCGTTACTACGGCATTGACCTCGCCAAGTACCAAGAAATGCTTCTCGCGCAGAACGGCGTGTGCGGCATTTGCAAGAAGCCTGAAACCAGTGTTGTTAACGGCAAGATCAAACCTTTGGCGGTAGATCACTGTCACAACAGCGAGAAGATACGCGGCTTGCTTTGCGCGCGGTGCAATCAGGCAATTGGTCTGCTAAATGAGGACGTTAACATACTAAGTTCCGCCATTGAATACTTGCGGACGCATAACATTAATGATACGAATTAGTTGGCGGCTAATCCCGTCTCCTTTTCTGGTGTTAACTTGCTGTACCGACCGTACCAGCGGACTTTGCACAGACGGTACAGTGCATGTGCAAGGAGGTTCCTGTGGGGACTACTACGTTTACCGGGCCAATTAAGGCAGGCCCGATCATCAACACCAGCGGCACTACGCTGGGGAGCGATGTCAAGAACACGGGCTGGGTGCTGATGGCCCAGTCTGCGAATATTACGCAGGCCAGCGGTGCTACCGACATCGTTATTCCTGCAAACAGCCAGATTGTTGACATCAAGGTGTTTGTAACCGCCATATTCAGCGGTGCTGCAACCACTTTTGGTATTGGCACGACTGCATCTGCCACGTTCCTTACGGCGGCTGGCGCGCTTGACGCTGCTGCGGTTGGCCCTTTGACGGCCACACCCGGCACTGATGCCACGCGCAACGGCAACTGGATTGATGTTGGCACGACTGACCGCAAAATTGCTGTCACCCCCACCAACACCGGAACTGGTACGGCCACCATTGTGGTGTCTTACCTCCAGAACCGTGACGCAACCTAATCTGTAAGGAGCAGACAAAATGGAAAAGATGAAGGGCGTGCAGCCCGGAAAGACATCGCCTGAACTGGTCTCTGGCAACAAGGACGTTGTTGAGGCCGCTCGCAAGATGCGCAAGTCTGGCGGCAAGGCCATGAAGGCCAAGAAGGAAATGGGCAAGATGGCTGGCAAGATGGCCGCCATGCGCGCTGACCGCAAGCCCCGCAAGTCTGGCGGCGTGTGTTCGTCTGACTGGACGGCTGCTCAGGGCGAAGGCCAGAAGCCGCGCGGCTAAAAGTTCTGTGCGGTTCGGAACCTCCCCTGAGCCGTATAGGAAGCTCCTGTGGTTGGGGCTAATCTGGGCGGGGTGTTGTCATGGCACCCCGTCCTTTTTCTTAGGAGACTTTGATGGTTAACCTGTCTGTCGGTCGCGGTGAAAAGCTTCCCAAGTCAAAGGGCGCTGGTCTGACTGAAAAGGGTCGCGCTAAGTATAATCGTGAAACCGGGTCCAATCTGAAGCGTCCTCAGCCCGAAGGCGGACCTCGCAAGGACAGTTTCTGCGCTAGAATGAAACCAATTGCAAAGAAGGCGGGACCGGATAGCCGTGCCGCTGCATCACTGCGGAGATGGAAATGCCCGTGAAGCCTGTATGGGAAAAGAAGCTCCCGAAGGACCACAAGTCCAAGCCAATGAAGGCGCACCAGATCAAGCAGGCCAAAGCAATGGCACGCGCTGCTGGACGGCCTTACCCAAATGCGGTAGACAATATTGCAGCGTCCCGCGCAAGCAAGAAGGGTTAACTTATGCAGCCGATTTCCGCCACAGTTGGTCCTCTTGCCGCAGCCGATGCTGACGGCATTTGCCTCTCCCAAACGCCCGGTGCCGCTGGCGCATTAACCCTAAACGGGGCGCTTGTTAGTGGCGGCGTTGCCGTACTTGATGCTGCCCGCCGCGTTTTGATTACTGCTGCTGGCAACGAGAGCGCCAAGACCTTCACTATTACCGGAACGTCTTACAACGGACAAACCCAGTCAGAAACAATTACAGGACCAAACGCAACTACTGCCCAGTCTGTTC